AATACAATACTTGTAGAGAACTTCTGTAGCAAGAACGGCTTCATCAAAAGTTTCTGTTTTACCCACGATGTCTAGAATATCTTTCTCTTCACCATCATCGATAGGTACATCAATGAAGTTACCAATCTTATAGTAAAGGTTGATACGATCAGCAAGATTCATCTCAGCAATATCTTGCTCTTCAACCTCAAAAAAATCTTGATCGGATAGTTCTTTATAACCTTTGTAGAAACTCTTTGCCAGACCAGGATATCGACGTTTCATCAACTTCTCGATACGAGCATCCTCAGTTACATTTACAAACTGCTGAGGAACTCTATCTTCCCAACCCCATTCATTAGGTGTATAAAGAGCGTGACCAACTTCGTGACCTACCAACATATCATAGACACTCTCACTCGCCCGTTTCCACATAGGGAGAGTCAGGATTCTATTCTCTACATCAAACTGTGCGGTTTCAATATTACGATTCTCAACTAGAATATCTTCGGTGGCAAGAAGTTTTGCAAGTTGTGATTTGATTTCGTAGTTGACCATAGCCATTTCGTTTCCGATAGACATAGTATATAACAAAACCCGACCAAAAAATGGACGGGTCATACAGTTCTATTATTGGCACATAGACCAATCCCCTCCACTTATTAGGTGAAGGGGACTTTGGTTTGATGCTCCTTTTAAGATTTATATAATTTATTATTCGGTAAGAATGTGACGGCAGAACCTCCTTGCTGTACTATCTATAATTTCGCAATCAGAAATACATTGAAAGTAATCTGTGACTTGATCTCGTGTCTCCTCATTGGTTGTCTTGTCATCCCACTGCCATGATGCTAGTTCGTTCCGTGACAAAAGGTCTTTCATAGTATTCTCCGTATCACTGTATTATATAGTCTACTTTGTGTTAGTTTACTAACATTTGTATATTTGTAAAATAACTAAACATTATTTTTTTGAACAGTTTATATTGAATACTATTGATCTTCTGTATCCTTCATCGTCAAAAGGTTTTACATAGTGGTACAAATTTCCAGGGATAATATACAATCTTCCAACGATGGGATCTACCGTAAATTCAGAATCAAATTCCCTAGAACCATTTGAGGAACATAGAGCGGTATGAGTAAATGCATCGGTTCTAACCAATGTCAATCCTTCAGACTTTTTTGGGACCTCAACATAATATACACCGATAAGATCTAGTTTTCCATGATTATGAATTACATTATAAGCACCGGGTCCATTCTCCAATAACCAGGAAAATATTTTATCGGCAAACAAGTTAGTATGATTTGATTCTAAGAAGTCATTAACAAACTCCTCAGTAAGATCAAATATTTTTTTTATATGTTGGAACTCAGTTCCAAGAGTAAACTGTCCATCATCATAACTACATGGTTCTGAATGCCAACCATGAACATTGGTTCTTTTTACACCAGAATCTATATTCCTAAGATTAATAAAGTCGGATCTAACATCATCAGTATTGATAAGAGAAGTCAAATCAGTAGACACGATAAAACTAGGAAATATATTCGTATCAAGAAGGCAATCTGAAAATTTACTCATACCTTTCTAGAGAACCCCTTAAACTTCTCAAATCGAATGACCTGATCAAACTTATCTTCAATACCATCCTTATGAGAAATGACAAACACATTTGTATTTGGTTGTCTATATCGAATGATTTTCATAAAGTCATCTGATCCACTTCCATCCAGACTACTGTCGCAAACCTCGTCTAGGATCATCAGGTTAGTGTTGACAGAGTTTTTAACTCTAGAGATTTCTCTCCAGGTAAAGAGGAGAGACAAGTCAATTCTCATCTTCTCACCTTCACTGAAAGATGCGTAGGAGAAATCCTCGTGAATCGGAGATTCAATCGTCTCGTTAAATTCTTCATCAAGTTTAAAGTTGATATAGAAGTCCATCATCTGGAGGTAGTTATTTACCTGCTGGTTGATGAGAGGAAGATACTTCTTAATAATCTTTGCCTTGACTCCACCGTCTTTAAGAAGACTGTATACGAAATCATGGTAGGAAATATTCTCTTTCCGTTTAGTAAGTTCATCATAGGTTTGATCAAGGGTACTTCTTAAGGTTTCTAACTTTTCATGTTCAGTATTTCTGTTCTGGATCTGACTGGTAACAGTTTGAATTTCTGATTCCAGTCCCCTAACCTGTTTCTGTAAGCTAGAGATCTGTACATTGAAAGAAGAAATTTCATTAAGTACTTTTGTAGTGTCCTTGGTGAGTTGATTAAATTGTGATTCTCTCAACTCTTCGTCTTTAATTGCACCTTGGAGTTGTTCATACCCCTCACGCAACTCTTCTGCTTTATTTTGAGAATCACTAATTCTATTTACACGGAATGATTCTTCAATGTCCTGGTCACAGGTAGGACAAACCGTATTTTCACTGAAGAATTTATGTTCCTTCACAATAGTCTGTATTCGTTGTGACAATTTACCTTTGACATTACCAAACTCACGAAGTCTTTGTTGAACTCCTTCAAATTTTTCTAAAGATTTATTGAGTTCTGCAAGTCTATCTTCTTCAGTCAAACTTTTCTTGAACAAATTTTCAATTTCTAGATTGATAGAACTGATACTATTAGTCTTTACGGTAATGTCGTTTTTACTTTGACTCTCAAGTTTATCGATAAAGTCTTTTTGCATATCGACTTTATCTTGAATTGATTCTTTCTTTAACTGTAGAGTCTTTGTTTCTTCACGAATGATACGAATCTTGGATTTGATTAGGTCATTCATCGATGAGAAGATTTTGATGTCTAGAAGATCTTCTACAACTTCTCTACGACTAGATGCTGGTAGTTGCATAAAAGGAACAAAGGTAGAAGAACCCAAGATCACAATCTGAGTGAAACTCTTATAGTTCATCTTGAGAACATTCTGTTCTAACCACTTCTGTTGATCTATCGCAGAGTGTGATTGATCTAACTCCTCACCATTACGAGTAATCTTAAAGATGTTTGGTTTGATACCACGTTGAATTTTCCACACAACACTATTGACATCAAACTCAATCTCAACAAGACAACTCTTCTCATTTGTAGAGTTAATAAGTTGTGCCTTATTAATCTTACGAAATGACTTTCCATACAAGACGAATGTCAATGCATCAAGAATAGTTGACTTACCTGCACCATTGGCACCAATAATTAGGGTAGTTGCAGTCCCATCAAGAATAACTTCGGTTGGTTGATTACCAGTAGATAAGAAGTTACACCAGGAGATTTTCTTAAAGGTTATCATATTCTTCGTCAGGTGGAATTACAATGTCATTGGGGGTGATCACAGTATAACGGTGATCATGCATTTCGCAAGTTTTTATCATTACTTCATTATCAACTTCTAACACAGTCATTTCAGGATAACCAAGATCTTCTAATTGCATAGAGTATCTTGTTGCATCATCTTCTTCCATAAAGATATAAAGAACCTGTTCTCCATCTTCATCAATAACAGAATATGCTCCTTCCTTTTCATTACCTACGACTGTGATAATATGCATCAAATAACCTCACATGCTTCCTGATATATTTCTTTAATCAGGGATTGAATTAATGGTTTATTTAACTCGGTTTCAGACTCGTCAATATATCTACTTAAGATAGACATAGTGTCTTCTGATTCTTCTGCTTCAAACTCTTCACTCGCAATGAGTTGAAAGTTCTCTACAATCTTAAGGTCTGCAACACCAGTTGAATAAAGTTTGTCAATGAATTTTTCAAACTTCTTGATGTCACTTTTCTTTCTTACGATGACCTTGACGATCTTATTCTCATACTCTGTGGTATTGAATGTTTGATGGTCGGTATCTTCATAGTAGATGTTATAGAAGAGTCTGTGAGGATTATTTACCGGAGTGTGTTCTAGAGATTCTGTATCAAAAAGAGTGAAACCTCTGGCATCTTTGACATCACTCCAGAACATTTCATAGGGATTACCGAGATAATAAACGGTCCCATTGTCGGATCGAGTGTGATAATGTCCCGAGAATACTTTTTTGAACTTATCAAAGGATCTACTGTCGTGACCGTGGTCCATGACGATTTGGCTGTTGACTTTGAATCCATTGAGCTCAAGGTGGCCCATTGCAACCGAACATTTGGTCTTACTGATAATCTTATTGGTTTCTTTTTGGTTGTCTTCATTGATCCAAGGAATAAAGAGAGTTTTAAGATCGCCCAGTGACACCTCTGTAGGAGAAGAATAAACCTCAACATTATCATATTCTTTCAGTAGAAGGTCTACTGCATTAACTTCGTTTGTGTTCTTGTAATATGCGTCATGGTTACCAACCATAAGATGCATTTTGATGCCTCTTTCTTTAAGAGGATCAAACACAACTCTCTTGGACCACTTTAGTGCTTTGAATTCAATACCCTTACGACTATCGAATGCGTCACCCATATGTACTACAGTATCGATACCTTCTTTTTCTAATGTAGGAAAGAAGATATCATTGTAGAACTTTTCAAAGTAATCGTGAAAAAGTTTAGAGTTTTTACGAGCGCCATAGTGCGTATCGGTTATGATGCCAATCTTCATTATTATTCCTTAACTTCCCAAGACCCACCAACACCACCATCTAGATTGACAACAATATCTTGTGGTTCAACAGGGGTATATGGGTGTTGAGGTTTGTGTTCCCTATCCATAGGTAGAGATCCAGTCAAATCTCTACGAGATTGATTTTTGATAACGATGAAACAATCTTTATTGTACTTACGAGTACCGATAGGTGACTGCCACTTTCTGTTGTACTCTTCACCAACATCAATACCTGAAACTTGAGTACCACCAAGTTCTACAGTAATCTCGTCATCTATAGACCAACCAAGTTTTTCTACATAACTAGCAACTAGTTCATTGATAGTTGGCTCATCTAGAATACGCTCTTCTGGGTCAAGACTTCCATTCATAATCAACCACCTCTTAGTTTCTGATGCACTGCATCTTTGATACTATTGTAGTCAGAGTAGTTACCACTGTCAAGTTCATTGGAATCAAAGACCTCATCGAAGTCACTCTTCTCAAGAATCTTGTTTTTAATTTCTAGTTGCTTCTTCTCTTGAGAAATCCTTCTCAGGAAAGCATAGTAGATAATCTGAGTGAAGTATGCAAAGGGGTTCTTTGACTTCT